GGCTTCGGCCGCGGCTGGTATATCCGGAGAGTTAATCGCGATCGCGAAGCTCGACGGGCTCGCCGCGGTGATGATCGCGTTAACGACGTTGAAGATCCCGTCGCCGTTCGCTGTGTTCGTCACCGTTACCTGCTGGCCAATGGCCGGCAAACTTCCGGAGATGAGCGTGAAGTTGTACGTCGCTGTGTCCGAAGTCAGTGACGTCCCGGTGATATTGAGCTGCGCGGCGTTCAGCGCATTAAGGATCGTCCAGCTCTCGTTGAGTGGCGTAACGCTGGTTCCGGAGATGAGGACTTGCGTTCCGACTTGCACGCCGGAAGCTGGCGCGTTGAGCGTTAGCGTTGCGATCGAGGCTTGATACGAGGCGCCCGTGTTTGGATCTCGATAGTAATTCCCGGAATTCGGTGCCTGAACCGAGAACGAGTTCCGCAGTCCGTTCCCCGTGTTTGTTTGCTGAACCGAGATCACGATGTAGGAACCATCCACGCCGGCGACCGTGCTATTGAAACCGGAAAGCACGACGCCTCCGCCGACCGTGATGTTCGGATCCGGCAAAGCCGGCGCGAGTGTGTATTCGATCGTGATGATCGAGCCGGCCTGGTACTTCACGCCTGGCCCGGACGACCAGAGGATCGCGCGGATCGGATTGCCCTGGCTTCCGTTCGTCACCGCGGTCGGTTGCGTGATCGTCGTGATCGTGTATTCGGTTGAGGTCGCCGTGAACGAAGGTGGAACGCCTGGCCCGACTTGGGACACGCGATCGAGCCATTGCCCGGTCCACTGGCGCGGCATATCCGTCCCGTTGATGAGATCCGAGAGCGCGATGAACTCGCGATCGTCAACCTCGGCGCCCTTCGCGAAGGTGTCGGGCTCGATCGCCGTGTAGATCGGCGTGAGGATCCCTTCGGCGTTGAGCACGTCTTCTTGCCAGAGCACGCCGCCATCATCGAGCGCGAGCGTAAAGACGCCGCCGTCGGTGAGATCGAACGTCGAGATCCAGTTGAAGTTCGTGGAGTTCGGCGGCGTGTACCAGACAGTCGTGACGGCCGCGGAAAGATCGAAGGTCGAGCCCAGGCCGGTCGAATCGAACGCCTCGAAGTTGAAGCCGAAGCCGCCGCCATTCACGATCGCCGGCGTGAGCGTCATTCCGAGCGTATTGCCTGGTCCGCCGAGCGTCACCGTCCCTTGCGCCGTCGGAAGTTGCAATTCGATCGGACCGCCGCCGCCTACGATCGGAGTCATCGTTATCGTCGAGCGCGGATCCGTCGAAGTTTGCTTTCCTTTGACCTGAACCTCGACGCCGAGGATCTGTGAATTTAGCGGCACAGAGAACCCGTAACCGGAGGCTTGTAAGATGTCGGAAAAAGCCGGCGCTGGTACTGTCGCGATCGTGAAGCCGACGGCAGTCACGAGCCAGGGATCGCCGCTCGATTCTCCCCATATTGCGTTGTAGGTTCCTGGCGTGGCCGTAAGAGTCGCTGCCTGTCCCGCGCCGGCGCCGCTACTCCCGAAACTGAGGATCGCCCACGGACTCGCCGGCGCCGTGGCTGTCGTTTCCGTATACGCGAAGCTGAAAAGAACTTCGCTCTGCGTGATCGTCATCGGCCCGGCCGAAGGCGTCGTCGTCGAGCCGCCAGCCTGTAAGGTTTGATCGATCGCCAGGAGCCCGGTGACATTCATAAAAGCGAAGTTCGTGACTCCGATGCGGGGATCCGGCGTGTACGCGAAATGTCCGGTGATAACGAGGCTCGATGAGATCGGGACGGCCGTTCCCATGCGCGCGTAGAACATTTGGAACGTAACGCCTTCGCCCGGATCGTGCTGTGGAGATCCGATCGGCGTCCAGGTATTACCGAGAGAATCCGGCGGAATCGTGATCGCGATCGGCGGGCTCGGCGTGCCGTAGGGATAGTAGACGTTCACCATCAGGAAGCCAGTGTCGCCGACGTTGATCGCGGTACTTGCTGGCGTGATCGTATTCGTGGCCGTCGTCGCGTTCGACGCATGGACGAAGGTGTTCTGGATGTTGTTGATTGATGGCGTTACAGGTGCCGCGTTTAGGATGACCGAGGCATAGCTCGGCGGCGAGTCGTGCTCGATATTCGTCGGGTTCGACCAGGCGGCGCCGCCGTTTGCCACGTTGACGCCGGCACCGACTTCCAGGACTTCGTCGCTCCCATCATAGACGTAGACGTTCTCGATGCCGTAGCGCGTCTTCACCGAGCCGACGGTGAAGTCCATGTCGCAACAGATCGCAGCGGATCCTTCCGGGAGATCTGCGGGATTCAGTTCAGCGACGAGGCCGCCGAAGATGACGAGCGGTGAGTCTTGCTGTCCTGTGCCGGGGTTGTTCATTTGCTAGGCGTGCGCTGAGTTGATTGGAATGAAGTACGGTGTGCCATCGACTAGGATCGCAAGGCACTTGTCCTGATTGCCGGCCACACCCGCCGCCACAATGTAGGCACCCTGGCCGAGATCGCTCAGATCGAAGAGGTAGCTCGCCTTCGCTTCTGTTTTCAGAATCGCATTGATGAGTGACGTCGTCGTGTTCAGCAAAACGACTAGATTCGCCAGAGCATCGCTCGAAAGGTGTGACGTCGCCCCCATGTCCGCAATGATCGGCGCGAGATAACCGGACGTATGCGCGAAACCGGCTCCGGACGTGTCGAGTTGAGCGAACACGCCCGCATTGAAAGCCGAGAGGTTGTTCAGCGTGCCATCGAGAATCAATTTTCCCTGCACGCCGTAGAGAAATGAACTCCCGCCGATTGTTCCGCCGGAATCGGTCGTGATCGCGCCGCGAATTGCAGCGACACTTCCGCTGACCGAAGTCACAGCGGATGAAAGTTCGAGCTCGGAATCGATCTGTCGCAAGGTCGGCTGCGCCGCCGTAGAGAGAAGCTCGTACGAGTAGATCTCCGTGGGCAGATCTGCGGTCACAAGACTGCGGAAGGTCGGCGCTCCCGTTCCGCCAGAGGTCGGCCCGGCCCACACTTCGTTCGCGTCTTGTACCTGTAACCCGATCGTAGCCGCGAGTGTTCCAGTTCCGGTGATAGGCGAGCCGGTCACGCTTTCGGTGAGGATCGAACTCGGCACAGCGAGCGTCAAGCCGACACTCGCGACATAGCTGAGGCTCGGAATGTCTGCGGCGACAAGGCTCCGGAAAGTCGGAGCGGCGGCTGGTCCGCTGGTCGGCCCCGCGAGGACGAGCTTTGCGTTTTCAACTGCCAGTCCGAGCGCGAGCGTGCCGGCGCCGGTAATCGGAGATCCTGAGATCGTGAGGAAGCTCGGAACCGTCATCGCGACCGAGGTCACGGATCCGCCGGCGACGGTTCCGATTCCTTGATCCGGATAGTCTTGCTCGAAGATCGTTTCACCGTAGACCTGAACTGAATAGATTCCAGGCGCAGCATAGAAGAAGTAATGGCCGTTCCCATCAGTTGAAACCGGGTTCGGAAGTACGGATGTTGCGACGGTGCCGCCTGAGACGTATGTGCCAGGATTCGAGAGCGCTTGAACGACGACGTTGTCACCGTTCACTGAAAGAACGAGCCAAGCAGCGGCATTGTAGCCGGCCGGGCTTGCACTACTCACCGCGATATAGGAGCCCTCGACGACGTCGGCCGGCGGCGTCGTCGAGAACTCGAACGTGATTTGCTGAGCGGCCCAACTCGCCGTTGAGATGCTCGCGCTATTGGAATTTGGAGCCGCGAAGATCGTCGCCAACGGCGAGCCAGGTTGTGAAGTGAAGTTTGCTGGTTGATCGAGGACGGCAACGGAAGCGCCTGGCACAGCTTCGCCGGTCGGAGTCTGAACCCATCCATCCATCCGGAAGTAGGTCGCTGCCATTCGCCGCCCCCTGGTTTACGCCTGAGTCCGAGCGAACTCGGCCCGGAACGTAATCGTCGGATCGAACGCCACGGTAGCACCGACCGCCGCTTCATTCAGAATGTCGGTCGAAGCGCTTCCGGTCACATAGATCCGGATTGTGAGGTTCGTGTAATCGAAGCGATAGACCCATCCCTTCGATGAATCGATGCGGACTTCGATCGGCGTTTCGTTCGTGGTGCTCGCGTTCTCGGAACCGGCCTGGAAGTTGCCCGTGCCGGTGCCTGAATCGGTCGTGACGCCATTCGGATTGTTGACAGTGAAGGATCCGCCAGTCGAGGACGTCGGGAAGACGCCCGTGAGTCCGAAGGATCCGCTGTTGCCGGCGTTCGACATTCCGGCGAGCAAGACGTTATCGCCCGGAGTGAGTTGCGGCCCGGTGAGCGTGGTGTACGTGCAAGTCATCACGCCGCCCGACCAGGAAACGGCCGTCACCGTGAAGGTTTGCGCTTCTTGCACACGCGCGCCCCACTGGATCTGTCCCACACCTTCGGCGGTTTGCCCGGTCTGCCCGCTTCCCGCGATCACGCTGCCAGGAATTGCGATCGCGACGAATGTGCCGGCCGTGGCCGACGCCGGTGTGAGTTGCGAGACGATGTACGTCCCGTCGTTAGTGTTCGAGGCCGTGTTATAGATCACGACTCGCTGGCCGTTGACGAGTGGTGCGCCCTTCAAACCCGAGTAGGTGACGAGGCCGACCGCTGAGAATGCGGTGACTTCAAAGCTCGAAGAGCCGATGCCGCCCGGCGTGTACTCCGTCGCCGTGTCGCAATCGACGAGCTGGCCGCTGATGATGGCGCGGCGCTGTGTGATGTCGTTGCCCTTTGGAAATGGAAACGGCCTGACTCCGAGGTACTTCGTTGCGGTGTAGCTCATTGGTTTTAAGCGCCTCCCCGACGCTTGTTGCTGGTTTCAGCGTTCCTCACGCCGTTCTTACCACGGCAGATTCACGCCGCCGATGTTCCGCTGGCCGAATTGCTTCCGGCGTGCCGGCGTGCGCTGGTTCTGCCGCGTATAAGCATTGGTGATAAGCCTTGTGTACTTGTCTGCGTCCGCGCTCATCTTGTCGGCCGCCGCGGCGCCGCGCGCGAGCGCATAGTTGTAAGCGACGATCTTCGCGAGTGCATTCGTGCTCGCAAGGATCTGGATCGTCACATCCGACCAGGGATTCTCCGTCGTCGCCGGCGCGATCTGTGCAAGTGAACCCGTGAATCGAATCCGGAGATCCTCGGTCACGGTCGAGCCGCGCATGTTGATGCGGTCCTGGCGGAACTCCCAATTTCGGAGATACGGTCCTTGATTCGCCGATGAGAGCGGTCGGACCGGCTTCATCGGCTGGAATGGAAGCCCGGATCCGGTTTGCCGCTCCCATACTTCGAGAACTTGAAGGCAGTTTCCAGGAAGGACCGGCGTCTTTACCATCGAATAGCCGTTGAAGAAACCGCCGAAGCTCACATAGATCTGAACGGCCGGATCCGGCGCCGGTAGCGCGGTGATCGGCGTGAGGATCCAGTTGTCGTACTCAAGCGTGATGACGCCGCGATTTCGGATTCGTTGTGCAAGCTCTTCGAGCGACGAATTGAGGTACTCGACCGTGAACGGCGCTGCGTTCGTGAGGATCCGACCGGCGCCGCCCTGGAAAGCGTCGTTGACGAACGCACGAGCGCGATTCATCACTTTATCGGCGCTCGGATATGGCTGTTGTGGTGAGACGCTCATTCATTCCTTACATCACAGGCGGCCGCTTTGATCTTCTTCGGCACAGGAACCGACCCCCGATCGCGCGGCCCACCTGTGAAGTTCGTTAGCTTCGACGGCGCGACCTCTTCGGCGCGGGTTTCTCCGTCTCTGCTGATTTCGTTCCGATAACCGGAGCGGGTTCGTCTGTTCCTTCCGTCGGCTCGTTATCCACTGCATCGGCCTCTTCGGCTTCGAGTCGTTCCTCGAAAGCCTCTGGATCCTCCACGCCGAGCATGACGCCGGCGTCGTCCGCTTCCTTCTTCGTTGCCACGCCGGCGCGGATCGCTCGATTCCAGTCGAAGACGTAACCGCACTTCTCGCGCGGCATGTGGCGAACCATGCTCGACGGAATTTTCTCGCCGCAACCAGGGCAAACGATTCGCGCGGTGAGCTCTGCGTGCCACGGAAGCTCAAGGTCGAAGAAGTCGGCGGCTCGGTGCGCCATCGGTGAGATTTCGTCGGGCTTGCCTTGCATTTGCAGCGCGGTCGCTTTGCGGATCTCTTGACGATATGTGGCCGCGAGTCGATTGCGTGCCGTCTCCACTTCTTCCTCAGTCGGCGGATTGTTCAGTGACCACCAGCAACCGTACGCATAAAGATCGGTGCCGTCGTTCGCCGCGCTTCCTTTCGGGATCGGCCGGTAGCTTTTCCAATCGCCGCCAATGAGGTCCGGGTGAAGCGCGTCTTGCGCGAGGAACGTGGCATCGACTCCGCGAATCCCGATGTCCCAGGATCCCGGACGCTCAACGCGATCTTGGACGATGTCAGGAAGCACGAGCGGCTGGCTGTACGGCTGATCCGGTTCACACGCCGGAATGATAAGCGCGGGATGCGCCCACGGCCGCGCGATTTTCTGCTCCATCGTCGAGACGTTGTAGATATAGACGTAGTATTCGGGTTTGCGCCGAATGTTGGCGTCGAGGATCTGTTCCGGTTCCGGATTGAGCTCGTTCATCTTCGCCCGCGTGAGCCGGCGTGCATTCCGTGAATCACTTGAGATGACCGCTGTTACTCTCGGCATAGTCTTCTTCTCCTGTGAGCTTCTAGTTGGGGTTTCCCTGGTAGAAACCGCGGCGCGGCCGCTTGAGTGCGCCGACGCTCATCCGGTTCCAAACACGGGATATTTCGTCCATCTTCTTTGTGATTGCTGCTGTTTTGCATCCGTGCTTCGAGTACGACACTGGTCCGAGGCGAGTCGGCATCTCGTCAAGCAACCGATCGGTGATCTCTTCGACGATCACCTTGTTCTCGCGTGCTTCGATGACTGCATTCGCCGCCGCGATCTCCATTCCGGTCATCTCTTCGGATTGAAGGACGATCGGGATGATCGTGTCGAGGATCTGGTAGCTCAGCGGGAATGCCTCGATTTCGAGCCGGCCGTTCTTGAACTCTTTCGCCATGAGCGGTTGCAAAATGTCGTAGCGCCCCTCGTACGGATACTCGCCGAGGATGCACAACCCGCTATCGAGATCGCGATTTAAGATCTCGAAGAGTTCGGGACTGCCGAAGGATTCAGGCGGCCGCCATCTGAGAAGGTTCCAACATGCGATGTTCCCGCACATCAGCCGATCTTCATAGCTGCGCACGCCGGCGACTCGCATCGTTTCTGTCTCTCCCCAGGCCATGCGGAAGTTAGACGTGCCGAAGCGATTGAGGCCGAAGCGTTCGTCGATCGCCTGTTGAAACTCATCCGGACACAAGCGCCGTTCGGCTCTGCGAAGATTATTCACAGTAACGCCGTCCTTTGTTTCCGGCGGATCTTGACCTCGCTCGCGTGAATCAGTTGCGCCTTGCGGCCGTCGAGCTCGACATCCTCGCCGTACTTCGTGAAGTAGACCTCGTCACCGAACTCGACGTCGATCGGTATGAGCACGCCATTCACAACGCGGCCGGTTCCGACTGCGGCGACGATTCCCCAGGTCGGCTTCTCTTTATAGTGATCGGACTGTTCGAGGTTCACTTCCTCGCTGAGCGGCTTCTCGATCGGAACGACGAGAATAAAATCGACCAGCGCGTCGAAGTTGTCGTGCAAGTATTCGAGCGGCGAAATCTCGAGTTTTTTCGGGGGAATCTCGCGAACTGCTGAGCTCTTCATTTGAGCCATCGTCACCTTCTCCTGTGAGAAAAGATTGAGGCCGGCACTCGCGCGCCGGCCTCGCTTCGACTGTCGGACTTAGATCGTCGGCTCGGCCGCCTGTGTGACGTAGGCGCCCGCCTTCATGTTCGAGTTGAAGAGGTTCATCGCTGAGTTGTAGTAGAAGATATTCGACGTGAGCCAGCCGTTGCCGTTCGGATCCGGAACCGGCATGTTTGTCACGCCGTTTCCGAAATCGTAGAGCGAAGGCTCGATCATTTCGGCAATCCCCCACGACTTGAGGCACAGAAGATCGAGGCGATTCGGTGTGGCGTTGTAGCCGGTGACGTACTCGCGACCGCCGAAAGTCGTAATCATAAACTTCTTCACCATGTCCAGCGCCTTATCGCCTTTCACTTCTTGTGCGTTTGCGATGAGCACATTCTGATAGAGGTTCGTGACCGCGAGTTGCTGACCCGGACCGCCGTACCAGATTGCGCCCTCTGTTTCCTCGGCATCTTCGCCAAGGCCACGATCGACCAGGATTTGCGCCCGATAAGGCACGGCCGGGTTGATCGGGTTGTTGTTGAGGTTGATGTTGGGAGTCGAGAGACGCGAAGGGAAGTTCGCACGGGGAATGCCGAGGACTGTCCCGGAATTGCCCGCGACCTGGTACGTCTTGATGCCGGCGAGCGAGGTATTCGCTGCGCCGCTCGAACCCGCGACCATCAGGAAGTCGCCGTTAGTTGTTCCAGCCGGCAGAGCGGTCGAGCTATACAACGTGTTCGACACGCCATCGGCGTACGAGATCTGGAACGAGCCGCGCAGAGTTCCGTTCACTGCGGTAAAGACCTGCACGACCTGTTGATCCTGGAACTGGTTTGCGTTGTTCATCCCCTGGATCGAGGACGTCTGCACGCCGGTCCCGGTGCCATTATTGACGATGGCGCCGGTCGGGATCTGGTCGAGAGCGCCGGATCCGTCACCGTTGAACAGAGCTTCGATGCCGCGGAGATAAGAGTCGAGCGAGTTCTTGAGTTCCTGAGCTCGCACTGAAACGAGGCCGCGCTTCGGTCCCGCGGTCGCCATCTGTGCGAGGTAGGTGATTTCGCAACCGGAAAACAGGAAGACCGGAGCAATATCGCCGGTGATCCACTGAGAGCCCGTACCGCGGCCGAGTGAATCGCCGTCGCCGGTTCCCTGCACGATTGTTGCGCCCGACTGGATCCGCATCGGAACCTGGAAGGCCGCCCGCTGTGCGAGGCCAGTCGTCGCGCCGATGTTGCCCGGTCGCGCGGTGACGTTCGCCGTCGGATAAGTCTTCGTTCCTTGCTTGATGCGGTTGTAGAGGGTTTTCCCGCTGTAGATCACAGAGGGAATCATTTTGTTCCAGGCTTCGAGTTCAATTCCTTGAACCGCCGCCTCTGCTAAAGCCATTAGGCACACTCTGGAAGAGTGAGCTCATTCGCCGGCGCTCCTGGTTCGCCTGGCAATGGCCCGAACGCTTTTCCAAGCGTCCGCTTAGATCCCTGTGCTCACCCGTGGCGGGTTAGGCCGCGGGTTTTGAAGCGCCCAGGTTTTCGTTGGTTGTTTGCGCGGATACGAGCCGCGTCACCTGGTCACTGGAAAATTGTCGTTCGTAAACTCGTTTGATCCATGCCCTGAACTCGTCGGGCGTCATATCGCGTCGGCCAAGATTGCACGCCTCGCAGGATGGGACGCAGTTCGCTATCGAGTAGCCTTTCGTCGAGTCGAGCCTATCAAGTCCATGACCGATCAGCGGAAGAGTTCCACCGCACCAGTGGCACGATGCGTCTTCCACAAGAAGTCCGTATTCCGTGAGATTAAGGACGTTTTCTATGCCTCGCTGCCGAGCATGTCTGCAGAGAACGCCAAACTTTCGATGAAGCCTTTGATTCAGAAGGCTCCGATGCTCTCGCTTGTGAAGCGTCTGATTCTGGCGTGCTTCGTAACATCGCGGAGTGCAGTACTGCCGATTCCCATGAAGCGGGGAGAACTCCACGCGACAATGGCGATTGCGGCACGCCCGAGCTTCATGTTGCCGGTTCATTTTTCTCCGTCGCGTCGTCGCTGGAAAATGATTTGCGGCCCGGATAATCTGTTCTCACAATGTCAGAGAACGTGGGCTCGCTGGAAACTTGTTCGATCGAGTCGGCCACAAAAGCGCCGTGCTCGTCAAGATGGCCGCGTATCGTCGCGCCTTCCTTGAATTGATTTTCGGTCCGTTCGAGATAATCGACGAGATCATGTAGAAACGGGGTGAGCCGCTGGATCGGCGTTGTCTTGCCGCTCGAATCCGGCTTCAAACCCTCGTCGAGCTTTTTTCTGAGCTCTTTCGCATCCATCTCGTCTCCGATTGGTTGCGCGGGGAGAATTGAACTCCTGGTTTCCTGGTAATGAGCCAGGCGAGCCGCCGTTGCTCCATCCGCGCGACCGAAGTGTACTACGTGTCCCACCGAAAACGCACTACCTTACCGCTTCCCTTGAGAGTGGCCTCGCCGACGCGACCATTACCCATGAAGCGGACGCGCTGAGGATCCTTCGACCAGTCGATCGTTTCAGGTTGCGGCGGCTTCGCAACGAAGACGCTCGGACCGCCGCCAGATCCGCCGGCCGGCTTTCCGCCGCCACCGGTGCGAACTTTTCCGCGCGCGGTCGCCCATCCTTTGCGCGACCAGACTTTTTTCGCCGCGGCTTCGGCCAAGGATCCGACTTTCTGCCGAACATAGTTCGCGATGTCGTCGGGATCCGCGTCCTTCGCGTAGTAGGCTTGCATCTGGCGCTGATAAGCCGAATTTGCTTTCAGCGAGGCCGCGATCTCGTCATAGATCCCCTTCGAGACGTCCTGTAGCTGTTCCATCTTCAAAACGACGCCGCGCTTCTTCGCATCGCGGATGAGTGGATCGAGGAAGCGCTTGATTTCGCCCGATGTGACTCGATTCGAGGCTGTTCCGACCTCGCGGAGATAGCCGCGGCGTGCGATTTGCTCGGCTTGCTTGATTTTTGTGTCGGCGGCCTTCTCACGTTCGCTCGGAGCTTCTTCGCCGGCACGTTGCGCGAACTGTTCGACACTCGCGGCCCACTGTAAGAGCTTTTGAGTGAGGTCGAAGACTTCCTGGCCCTTGCCAGCGAGCGCCATCTGTCGAATCATTTCGAGCGTGTTAATCACGCCCTTCTCGCGCAGCGCATTGATAAGCGGTTTTGCCGTCATCCGCTCATAGGTGGCCTGGTCGAGCAACCGGAGCTTCTCAAGCCCGGCACCCATCAGCTTTTTGAAACCGTCGGGAGTATCGCGAACGATGTCGTCGAGGATTTGCGGATCCCCGTCGGCAACCATCGTAAGTTCGTTCGCGAAGTCGTCGGCCTTCGACTGTAGCGTCGAGATTCCCTCTTCGCCGCCGACTAGGTTCAAGAGATCTGCGGCCGATTGCGCTTCGGTCGGAGTCGCGAAGGCCCGTTTGTAATCGACGTTCGAGAAATGTTCTTTGCGAAGCGTATCTGCGAGCGCTCGATCCGTCTTTTTCAGTTTGTCGAGCGCCTTCTGAATATCGAGCTTCTTCGGCTTGCCCTTGCCGGCGCCCTCTTCGCCCTCACCTTCCCCTTCGCCTTCACCATCACCTTCTTCGCCCTCGCCCTCGATCTCACCTTCACCTTCGCCGCCTTCACCCTCGCCTTCACCCTCGCCTTCTCCCTCTCCCTCACCTTCGCCCTCGCCGCCTTCTCCACCTTCTCCACCTTCACCTTCACCGCCGCCGGCACCGCCTTCATCGCCCGCACCGCCGGCTTCGCCCACTCCGGGGATTGTACTTGCGAAGAACAAACCGAGGAAAGTTGTCAGACGTGCGAAGAGGCTGCGTGTTTCGAGGTCCATATTTTCTCCTGTGTCAGTTCACGAGCTTCGCGGGTTCTTCCGCGGCTTCATATTCGATGATCCAGACCGTTCTCCATTTACTAGTGCCTTCGTCCTGGACCGTCGTCGTGCGTTTTGTGAGGCCAGGCGTACCGAGTTCCTTCAAATGCCGGTATCGCAATTTGAAGAACTCTTTATCGGTATAGCCTTCGCCGTCGAGTGCCACTTCTAAGCTCCCGTGGCCGCCGGGATCGCGCTCGCTAATTGCGCGGGATGCTTCGCGACCGCTTCGGCCGTGTCCTGTGCAGCAAAGTCCTTCGGATCGGATTGTACACCGCCCTTTTGCATAACTTGAGCGGCTTCCTTCGGCGGCAGATCCTTCACGTTCGCTGAGAACGCCGGCGGCTTCGTCGGACCGGCGGCCGCTTGCGCTTGTTGCTGTGCTTTTTTCTTCGCATCCGCCGCGGTGTGCTCCATGAAGTGCAAACGGATATTCGCGAACGCCTTCTGGTCCTGAGCTGTGCCGTTCTTCATCGCGCGGCCTTTCGGCGAGTTGATGAGGCCCAAGCAAGTAAGCGCGTGTACGGCATGATCGTCGCATTGGACGTCGATCGGATACGTCGAGATGAGCGGCGGCGTGGTTTGAAGCTGCGCGTTGAGCGCCGCGAGCTGTTGTACGAGTTCGGCCGGGGGAGCGATCGCTTGCGGCGGCGCCGGCGGGGGAACTTGTGCGCCCTCGACTGTCGGGATCTCGCCAGTCATCGGCGCTTGCGAAGTTGTGGCCGCCGAGATCTTCGCGGTGAGATCCGCGATCTGTTTTTCGAGGTTTACATAATCAGGATTCGGCGCCGGTCCGGACTCCGACAAGATCGCGATCTCGCCGAGCTGCTGTTCCCACGAGTCGAGCATCGGGATCCGGAGTTCCTTGAATCCACTCATGTCCTTGACGAGCTTCAAATTGCCGGGATCGTCGAGCAACTGTTGAAAGAAGGGATTAGTCGCCGCATCCGTGACGATCATCGCGAAGCGGTTCGACTTCTGTGTCCACGATTCCGGGATGTTCTCGTCGGTGTCGGGGAAGCAAAGGATGTTCCCCTTGAGGTCGGCTGTGTCGACCTGAACTTTCTCGACGCCGCCAAGCTTGATGATGCCTTCCGCGTTGATCGAGATAGACTGCACCGCCTGGCGATTCACGTCCGCGGTTGTTTGCTTGATGTTCCGCCAGGGAAGGCCGAGACGTCCGAGAGCCTGGTCGCGCTGCATCAGCGCATCGCCGACGCCCTGGTTCGTCATATCGCCGCCGAAGAGCGCGGGATACGCGCCGCTCATCAGTTGCGCGACTTCGTCCATGAGCCATTGCGTATACATGAGCAACTGTTCCGGGAAGGGAACCGGCTCTTCGCGGAACCAGTAGATGCCGTCCACCTGTTGACCTGGGATCGCCTCGAACGGCCGCACGCCGCCGACGATATTGTCCTGGTCGTTGATCGCCTCGGTGTCGAACATCTCGTCGTCCATGTACGTCATCGGCACGCCATGAACAAAATAGTCGTAGGCCAGCTCGGCGAGAGTGTTCAGAACCTTTTGCGGTGCGATGAGCGGAGATCCGAGCGCTGGCCGATGCACACCGTCGCCGGCATCCGCAAAGGTGAGCGCCAGGTAATCATCCATTGAAGCGTTGCGGCCTTCGCAGAAGTTCCCGCCGGCGAATGTGACATAGAGCCCGCGCCAGCATTTTTTGATGATTCGCTCGCGGATTTCCTTGTTCGGGATCTCCATGAGCGCGCCTGGCCGATACCAGAACTTTTGAATCGTGACGTCGTAGACGGTCGAGTCTTCGGTGATGAAGTTGTCTTCGACACCCAAGAGCACATTGATTCGCGCGAGCCGTTCGAGATCGTCGCCGTCGTCGGAAGATTCAGATCCGCTCTGCGCCGGTTTGAGCTGGTCGGCCACATCCGGGAACATGGCCTTCGCTGAGGCGAGATCGACCTCGAACGAATAGCGAGCCCACGGCATAGCCTTGAGACAGTTTGCTTTGATCGGGAGCTTCCAGGCGAGTGCGCCATCGACGGTTATGAGCTCCTGACCGCGCGGCTGCCAGCTTGAGTCAAACTCTTCGCCCTCTTCGCCTTCTTCCTCTTCGCTTCCCTCGCCGCCTTCGGCTTTTTCTTCCTCATCCGATTCGGCGTGATCTCCCTCAGAAGCGCTTCCATCAGCTTCGGAAAGTTCGTCAGATACTTCCTCACTTCCGCCTTCGTGACCGATTGCGTGTTCGGATTCTCCTGTCTCTTCATCTTCGGGAACCTCGCCTTCGGGTTCGGGCTCATAGCCGAACGCCTGAGCGTCGAGGACGTAGCGCGTTAAATGAACGGCCAGGCCATCGGTCCAAAGGAAGCGAGCCGTCTCGCCCTGCAATTCCTTGAGCCGATTGTCGCGCTCGACTTTCGACTTGAGCTTCTCGGCGTTCGAGCTGGCCGTGATGTCGCGATCGCTGTCTGGATCGCCAGGCTCGAATCGAGTGCCGGGAACTTCGCGCGTGAGTGCGGCGCAAATGATCTTCCGGTAACTCGAATAAATGTCGATTTCCCATTGCGAGCGATCTTCCTCTTCGCCTCGACCATAGCCGGTTCCGAGCGCGGGGAGTTCCCATCCGCCGTTTTGGCGCGGTAGAAGATGCTGGAACTGTCGATCGAAGAGGCGAGCTTCCCACACGCGGATGATCTGTTCGCGGCGTGCCGGCATGTCGCGCTGAGCGACTTTCTTATTCAGCGCTTTAATCGCGTTCTTCTCGTCGTCCTCGAAGTGAAGCGGGGGAGATTGCTTGTTGATCTCTGAGGGAGCGAGCACACCCGGCGGGAAGTCGAGAGCTTCGATGTCCTTCGTCTCGCCTTCGTTCTGTACGTCCTTCTCGTCGAGATCCTGGGTGTCAGTCGGCATTCAGCTCTTAGTGATGCGCGGATGCAAATGCACGAGCCAGGCCCGCGCGCTTGCCGGCTTTCGCCATCTTCGGCGGCATTTTCTCGTCCGGGTGATTCTCATGCCATCTGCGGTTGCGCGCAGAGATCTTGGCCGCATAGCCGGCGGTGCTCTGACCGGCGTGCTCGGCCGCGCGTTTGAAGACGCCTTTCGTGCCGCGGCGCTTGATACCACGCGAAACCTCGCCCATCCATTTCTCAGCCATGTTTCGGCCTCCCGACGTTTGCTCGATTTGCCGTTTGTTCGATGCGAGTTGCCCATCGGCAATTCTGCCGATAGTATCCCTTGCTGCCATCCTTACGATCGAGCGTCATTGCGATCGGCCTCTCTCCCATATCAGCGAGAAAATTCGCAAAGACTCGCCAGCGACGGCAGACTCGAATCCCGCGTCCACCGAATCGCGAATAGTTCGCAGCCTTTGGATTCCTGCATCGCTGGATCATTCCCTTCCACGTTTGATAGGTCCGTGACGCTCGACCTTCTCGCGCATGTCCGTGGATCGGCAAGAGCCGTCCGTGCCAATCACGTTGGAAGTCAATCATCGTCTAGTCCTCGATAAATGCCTCGTAGAGCGAAATGTGTTCGGTGCGAAGTTGCTTTTGCGTGTCGAGCTGTCGTAGCGCCTCGACGATAATCGAGAGCGCCTTCGGTTGGAACTGGAACTTTCGCGGCGTGAGTGCCGCATCGCCGTTCGTCCAGTTAAATGTAACCGAACCGTTGTCGTTGTGGATCGTTGTGATCCCGAACTCTTTGTGCTCTTCCTCGCTCAAACTCAGCTTCTCGCGAAGATCGCGAACGATCCGAAGCGTCGCGAGATTCCCCTGTACCGGCAGAATCGAAAGTAAGTTCAGCCGTTCCGGGACGTTCAGCGATTTCGTGATTACGCTTCCAGTGATGGGGGTTGCTTCTTTCAAGTTCGCTTCTCCTGTGTGTTCCGGCGGCGTGGCGAGGGTCATCTCGCAGCGAAAGCCCTCAGTTCTTCCGTTGCGCACGCCGCGCCGCCAGAGATCGTTTAGCTCTCGGATGAGTAAAGCTGAATATACTTCGCCGTTCCATTCATGTTGATCTTGAGCGTGCCGGCCGCAGTCGCCGCATTAGTTCCGAGGAACCAGTTCGTTCCCGGATCACTGAGATCGAACAGATAGTTTGAGTATGCAGAGATGCGAATCGCCGAGTTGATCTTAAGCGTCGAGATCGTGTTATAGATTACGACTCCGTCGATGTTCGCGCCTGTCGCCGTCCCGACCGATGCGCCGCAGTCGGCCCAGACGCAAGCAACGGGAGCGGTGACAGCTTGAGCCGCCGATAGATCGAGCTGGCCGAGAACGCCGCACGAAACCTCGGCTGTCCCGGTGTGATGGCCCTGGATCGTGAGTTTGCCTTGCACGCCGTAGAGATACGACTGGCCGGTTACGGTTGTCCCGGCGGTGATCGTTGTGTTCCCACGAATGGCAACCAGGCTTCCCGAAACGGATGTCGAGCCCTGATAGCCGAGGCCGACTTCGGAATCGATGAGACGGAAGGAACTTCCTAGCGCGGAGTCCATCAGAGTGACGCTGGTTGTGAAGAGACGATCGGACTGCGCGCCGCCGGTGTTCTTAGTGACCTGTGCCGCTAACGCTTGAACGCTTCCCGCTAGACTCATTAGTCACGCTCCCTCAAAAGTGTGGCGGGCAGATTCGCCGCTGCCCGCGCCGGCGTTGTTAGGTTCTCTCGTTTAGGCTTCGGTCGGCGTTGCAGCTACCCCGCCGATCATGTACCACACCGCGTCAAAGGCTTGCAACGTGACACCCGCGCCAACTGTGCCGAAGGTGATGGTATCCGCTGCCGGTGAGATGCCATCGGCCGAAGTCTTGACGGTATGAGCGTTCGCCGAACCGGATACGATTTTCAAGACAACGCCGTCATCTCCGATTCCCGGCGGCCCGGCGACAGGTTGAACCAGCGTCGCCGCAACCACACCACCACCGTTCAAAATGCACATTCCCGCGTTTTTGTTGATTGCCAGGCCAGCGCCCGATGCGCCATAAGCGATGATCTGCGGTGCTTGTGAGTTTCCACCGATAGCCGGCGGTGGTACGCCGTTCCAGGTATTCGTCACAGCGTCGTAGGTGAGCTCCTGTGCCGAACTGTCGCCCGCAGTCGCGTTGGGTTGTTGAAGTCCGGGACAGTTTCCCGATGACACGGTGAATGGTCCACCGCTCACCGGTTGCTGTAGGATGAGGCGCAGCTTTTGATTATCGACCGCGCCTGTGAAATAAAACTGTGTGTTCGCCGCGAGGACGAACCGAAGTTCCGCGATTCCTGAGACGTTGATCGTTTGCACGGCCATATGCTGCCCCCTTCCGCTCTTGCGGATTGTGGATTAACCGTTACCGGAACGATGCTCCTTTGCCCGGGTAATCGGGTTCTTCTTCCTGTGAGCTAAGCGGGGGTTTGCATGTAACTCCGACTTCATCTTGCTCTTCTGGTCCTCACTGAGCGGCGAAACTTTCGACAAAAGATACCGCGTCTGTTTCGGCGTCCAGGGCATTCAACCTCTCTGTTACGCGGCCGCTTTCCGCAGCTTCTTTACGCCGGCCGGCGTGTATCTGCATGTCTCAATCGTGGCCGCGCCTTCGTTTCGGCTAAAGTGATTCGAGAAATCTTCGGCCGTAACGAATGTCTCTCCGCAGTCCTCGCATGGATAACCGCGGGTTTCGCCCTTCACTTCTTTCGGCATCGTCGTCTTCTCCTGTGAACTTCCCGATTAGCGTGTCTGGTCGGCGATCGCCTTCATCAGTCGATCGGCCTCGAATTTCGTGAACTTCATACCACGAATGAAACCAAGGAATCCACCGACGGTCCCGGTGAACGCGGTCGGTCCCGCTTTATCTTGCGCCAGGGCGGCGAACGGTGCCTCGGCCTCGGCTTCGTTTCCGAGATCTTGATTGCCCGGTTGCTGCGCGAGAGTCTTCTTCGCATAAAAGCTCGCGAGCTCAAGATGCTCGATGCACTTGTACATCAGGCCGCCTTCGGAATAAGCCTCGCCGACGATCTCGCGAACGATCGAGAGATGCGTGTCGAAGTTCGAGGCGAGTCGCTTCGCCTTCTGCATCCCGCGTGAGTTCAGTTTGTGGACTTCAAATGCTGGATCCATAGTCTGTTTTCTCCTGTGTGTGATTTTGCTTCGGGGGGATGACTTCCGCTTCATCACTTAGCGTCGTACCACCAACAGTACGAGTCGGGCTCAACTTTCACGAGGCCCTGTGAGTTCCTTCGGCCCTTCAACTCCGGATCCCGCATAATGTGTTCACCGTCACAGTACCCGGATTCCCGCAAGCCGCGGCGGAAGTGCTCGCAATTATCACACCGCCGCGGCGGTTCCGATTCCCGCGCCGTCACAAAGCCAGTTGCGGCACTGCCGGCGTCCTTCTGAGAAGCCAACTTCGTTACTCCTGCATCGCCGGCATTCCCGGCGGCGAGGATCCCATCGCGGGCGCGGATTCGCCCTCTTCTTCGCCTTCGGGCTCTTCGTCTTCCATGCCCTCGGCGCCGTGCGCCTTCATCGAGTGATGATGCGCGGACTCAAGATCGTGACCGTGCGACGAGTGTTTGTGTCCGTCTTCGTGATGCGAGTGAACGGAATACTCTTCGCCTTCGTCTTCGGTCTTCTCGATCTCGGTCTTGTGTGCAGGTCCGTGCGCCTTCACGACTTCCTCGATCGGCTCTTCTTCGCCTTCGCGGCCTTTCTCGCTGGCCGGCTCTGCCTTCGCCTTCTTTTCCTTCGGCGGCTCGTGGCCGCGGCTTCGATCGTACGTGCGGCCGATCTCCTGATTCTCGAAGCGCTTCCCATCTTTTGCGGTGTACGCCATTCGATTACCCCTCAGTTCTGCGTCGGCGGTGCGGATGCTGTCGGCGCGGAAGTTTCTGGTTTCTTTTGCTTTTCGGCTGCGAGTTCCGCGAGTTGCTTGCGGCGGTCCGAGACGATTTGTTGCCAGGTCTTCCGGCCGCCAAGAGTACCCGTCGGATGAGCGCGAGGTTGTGCGGTGCCAGCATCAAGGCTATGAGCGGCGACGCGAGGTTGCAAGAGTTGAAGTTCGAGACGTTCCGCGCGGCCTTTGAAGTAGTCACGTTGAGCACGGGCTTCCTCTAAATCTGCGCGCAACTGTAACACTAAGCGGCCAGTGAACAAAGTCTCAAAGAAATCGCGGATGCGATTTGCCAAGGGGCGGCTCGGCTGAACGATCTCGAACTCATCGCTCATGGCCGAAACCTCGGTTTGATCGGTTTGAACTTGCGTTGCTTCGCCATGTGATGTTGTAAGCTGAACATTCGCTGAGCCATCGGATCCTGGATCTTTTCCAGGCGCTCATGGTACACGACTTCGCCAGTCTTCGGTCGCGGTTTTGCTTCCGAGAGCACAGTGTAGCGCGCACCGTCGTATACGTCATCCTCGACGGCGCCCTCGACCTTGAGCACGTCTTCGGGATTGTCCTCATCGCGGGTGACGACTTCGAGTGCGCTGATGAGCCCAGGACAGTTGTCTAGGATGACGAGCTCGTCATTCTCTAGCGCGTTGTACATATAGACGGCGCCATCGACGCGGCGATTGTTGGCCGGCTCGCACATCGGGAAGACCAGGGGTTTGAAGTAGAGCCCCATCTGAATACCGATCGTCTTCGAGGGATCCTTGTCGCCGCTGCGCGCGAATCGTTCGGGCGAAAGATAGACGTGTTTGAGAGTTGCCCGCTCTTCTTTCGGCGTCGCGTCCACAATGAGATTGCAAAGCTCGTCGTAGCTTTTCTCGTTCTCGATGAGCTCGCGGTAGATCACGGTGACTTGCCGCCAAGGCGCGCCGACGAACTTCCGCACGCGCGCCTTCGTTGCCCAAAACACCGCGGACCAGTGAGCAAGCCCCCAATCGATGCCGATCCATCGTGGTTGCCAGTCCTGCCATTCAATAAGCTCGTTGTCGTCCGGAAGCCTGAGAACATGCCGATCTTGCGCGAAGTTCGAGAAATACGTGCCGGCAATCGACTTGAGATCCCCGTACAGAGCTTTCGCGCGCAGCGCTGGCGCGAGCTTCATCAGCTTGTTGATGTAATCCGGATCTTTCTCAAGCTGCGCCGGGTTATCGACGACGGTCGAGTGGACGAAGTAATAGTCTGCGGGATCGTAAACGCAAATGAACGCCTCGCCTTTGATGAACACGACGCGCTTCCGGATCTCTTCGAGCGCGAGCATCTTCTTGTCAGTGATCGGCGAGTACCACTTGCCTTCGTGCTCTTCGATGTCCTTGCCCATCTGTGACACGGGCTTCTTGTCGATCCAGAGCTTCTTGATCCAGCCGTAGCCTGGTCCCATCGGGTTTGTCGCGCCGCCCATGCGAGGAACCGGCCACTCGCCGCGGATGTTCGGCCGGCATCCTTTGTTGATTCTGTTGCGCGAGCCGAGGAACGAGAAGGCGTCATAGCTCCACTGGCCGAGCTCGTCGATCCCGATGAAACAGAACGCGGACGAGAGATACTTCGCGAGGTCTTTCTCGCTGCCTGATTTGCAATGGCCGAAAAACGTGTGGGAGCCGTTCGGATATGTCGCGATGTGCTTCGAGTCGTTGTAGCGATAGAGAGACGGCGGAAGCGTGTTCTTGAGGTCGAGGATGAGCCCCTTCTCTAGTTCGGGGAAGTTCTTGCGGAGCAACAGGCAATCCGAGCCAGGGAACTCTAGCGCCAGGTAGACGGCCTCGCCTAACAGGAATGCCGACTTGCCGGATCCGTTTCCGCCGATCGCCAGGAGATCGATCGCTGGCGAAGTATGGAGCTCGTTCTGTTTCGGCCAGGGATTATAGAAGCTCGCGGTATTCAGCCGCGAAAGATCGACTTGTGGCACACCCATTAGAGGCCCGGCGGTTTCGCCAGGTTGAAGATCTTCGCGACGAACTGGTTGCCGCAGTAGAACTCGATGACGTCATCCGGCATGGTCTTCTCGGATTTGAGCGGGATCCCGCCGAGCGTCATCGGATATTCGCGCAGCGGTTTTCCTTCGAGCGCCAGCTTGCCGTCCACAGGACCGACGCTGGTCGCCGCGTTCTGCACGCAAATGCGCTGGATCGGATGACACTGAGCCCGATCTGGACGATCCTGTAACTGGCGCGTGAGCTCAGTGAGGATCTTCCGAACGTGGATCGGCGCGATAAATCCTTGCATCGCATCGAGAGTGATCGGCTCGAAGCTCACAGGATGTCGCCAGGAACCAGGCCGGCAAGTTGGATCTTCGCGTTCGTCATAATCATCACACGAGCGGTTTGAAGTCCGAGAAGGTAGCCGGCGGCGACGTCGTCATTGATGCCGCTCGCGCCCATTCCCTTGAGCGCCTGGTCGCCGACCTCATGCAGTTCGGAGAGCTGAGCGCGTCGCTGGAAGTCCGTGATTGCCTTCACGCTATCGACTGCCGATTCGATGAACATCGCCGCGGGGATTTGCATGGTAGCTCCTACTCGAAGAGTTTGCCTGTCTCTGGCGCTTCACGTTTCAATCGCGCCGCCCTCTGTTTCTTTGATTCAGCGGGCGCATCGTGCTCTAAGCAGCGACCGGCGCGTACATCATCCACGCGATGCTTCGTCAGTCGTCCGCACCGATTGCACCATTTCAAAACTGATTCGGTCCCGCGTGGATAATGTTCAGCCGTCATCTTACGCCTAGTAGCTCGCGAACGCGCGCGGATATGGTACGCCGAGCGGGATCCGATCGCCGAGGAACGAACAGAGCTCCCACCATCCGGCGCCGGCGTCATCCTGGTTCGGCCAGCCGAAGTCCATGTCCATCACGAGAAGATCGTCCGGGCGCCCTTTGAAGTATTCCAGCACGGCCGCATTGTGCGATCGGTAGCGCGCGAGCATCTTCTCGGCGTTGAAGTCAGGGCTTCCGTACAAGATCGTGTGGATCCGGTGCGTGAAGGGATCGCCGTCCCACTGGCCGCGGAAGGGATTGAACGCGGGATCCCAATGCTTCCGCACCGTCTCGATCCAGCCGTCTTCCGATCGCTTCGTGAGAATGAACTTCGAGCCAGGATAAGCGCGGTCGAGCTTCTGGTACAGGAGCGTGATCGGCAGATCACAGAGCGCGTAACTCTTCTCAAGCGTGAGCGATCGGCCGAGTGTGTTCATCTCTCGCCAGATCGCCTTCGCCCAATGTGCCGACTTCCAGTGAGCGGAGTCGTAGCCGAGGATCTTGAGCGCGTGATGTAGCGACGTCGTGGCCGTCTTGTGCATCCCGATCCCGAAGACCCGCGTCGGGACTGGCCTGAGTTCGATAGGCGAGGGATCGAAGTTGCGATAGACGGTTCCGCATCCGAAGTTGCCGAAGTTCGCGATCGTCTCGTTGCCTTCGACGATTTCATCGTCACAGTTCGAGCCGCCGTTCTTCGCGTGGGGATAGTCGCGAAATCTCATCTTGTCGTTGTGGAGCACGACTTCTAAGAATTGCCGCGGGATCTCTGCCGGCGTGTAGCCGAGACGCCGCAACCGGAAGTTGAAGTCTTTGTCATCGGGCCCCCAGGTTTCATACTTCCCTTCGTTGTAACCGCCGGCGTTGACGAAGGCATGTTTGCTCACGGCAATCCGGCCGTTGCATCCTTTCGGATACCGGATCTCCGACGGCTGGTTGCGGTTTGCCCACAAGAAGACGTTCGGATCTGCGGCGAACTTCTCGGCAACGTACTTAGCGAAGCCTGGTCCGGTGTAGTTATCCGCATCGAGATTCACGAGGATGTCGCCGCCTTCCAGGATCCCCAGACGGTGCGCCATGTTTTTTGCGTGCGCCATCTTGAACCCCTTCTGGTCCGGGAAGCGATAGAGCACGAGCCGGCCGGCCAGGATCGACCGCATGTGATGGGTGAGCACGTAGCTTATGAGATCGTCCGGGCTCCCATAGTCCAGGAGTACGAACTTGCAATCTCGGAAGTCGGCGTTGTCTACGATGTTTTTCGGAAGGGTGAGGCGAATGTGCTGGTTGCGGCCTCGACAGGTAATACAAAAGACGATCATGGCGCGGGATCTCCTGGGAGTGGAGCTGCTTCGGCGGGTTGCATCGCGCGCTTCATTTGCGACCACGGCGGCCGATTGTCGCCGTTTATGATGACGACCGAGAATTGCGGTCCGGTGTTCTCGGCTTCCTTCACGTAGAGCCCGCGAATCTTCATGGCTTTCTCTAAGCCGTCGTCGCGAGCTCGCCAGTCCACGACGTTCACGGTGAGCAATTTGCGCTGGCCGCGCTGTGTGTACGGGAAGAACTCGGTCTTTTCGGCGTTCATCAGCGGGAGTAGGTAATTATCAATCAGGACGTCATCGGTTAGGCCGTGCTCGGCCAGGAGTTCGGGAGCGGCTTTTCGGATCTGTTCGAGAGCTTGGTGTCCCGCCTGGTTGGCCCTGTGTTTGGTATATCCGGACTTCCTGGCGGCCTCGGCTAGGGATTTGCCGAGGACCAGTTGCTTGACGAACTTCACCCGGCGCGGAGTGAGCGGTCTTCGCTTCTTGCGTGCGCCGGGCTTCGAGCGCTTTCGTGCCATGAGTTAGCCCCTTAGTTGTCGGATGCGCGCTTGTGCGGGATCTTGATGACGCGAGATCCAGCGCCGGGTTGAAGTGCTTCGCTGCCGGCGATCCCGACTGGGGTTCCAGGTTGAGAAGGCGGTTCGAGTCCTTCGGTGCCTTCCGGTTCCTTCGGCACTTCGGGAAACGTGATGCTCGGCCTCTGTTCCTTTGCCCACGCTTCGAGCTGTGCAATTCGGCCGGCGGATTTGTTGGCGTCCGCAGTGATCGTGGCGATGTTCTTGTTCGCTTGAGCGAGCTGAGTCGCGAGCATGGCGTTAGAGCGCTGGCACGCGACGAAGTTAAGATGAAGTTTGCCGTACTCGTAGACGACTTGATCTACTTCCATTTCGAGAGCCTCCTGTGTGTGCTTCTGATTGCTCAATAGCCGCAAGGCCATCGAGTGTACGACTTCTTGTTCGGAGCGTGGCCCGGTTCGATGACGCTTGACCCGGTACGTCTTGCGCTCAGGCATTCTAACTCACTTCGATCGATGGTTGCTGTAGCTGAGCTTCGCCGTAAAATTCACGCCTGTGTTATCCCCACTATTAATTGTTTGGGAAGAATTAGCAGGCGAAAAAGTATATCCCGTCTTCGATGGCGTAACAGTTCCGGTCCAAAGATTAGGCAATCCTGAAATGGAATAATTTCCTGAGCCATCGGCTACCACACTTCCTGAAGTGGTTCCAGCGTAAGTAACTGTCGCCCCTGCCACTCCTGCACTTCCTGAAATGGTATAGGTGAGCGTATATGCAGAGGACGCCACCGCACTGTTTACATAACCGGAATCAATAGCGATTGCTTTCACTGTTAAAGATGAGTCAACGGTGAACGGAGTATATGGCGTGGAACCCGATGTCGGCGTACTGCCGTCCGTGGTGTAGTAAATTGAACTACCCGGCGTCGAGCACGAAATCGTGACGTTCACTGACCCATCGTACGCGCCAGCCGTGGGGCTAATGACAGGAGTAACAACTTGAGGCTCAATATTAAATGTCGCTAACGCAGCCCCCCATGGGTCACTACTCCCTGAAGTGCCGGTAGCTGCCCAAGGTCCTGTATTAGCGGAAACTTGATACTCCCATCCAGTGAAACCACTGGGTGCATCTCCGAGAATGTATGTACCGCTCGGACTGATATTCGATACTTTTGAAAAGAGATTTCCAATCAACAGTTCAACAGCATCCGATAGTGTGACAGTGCCGCTGCTGAGACTCGTGCCACTGCCTGTGTTCCCTGTCGTTTTATCTAAAACGAGCGGACGTGAACTCCCGCTTGCAAATTCCGCAGTCGCCACGAATTTATATCCGGCATCTGGGGACTCTGTGAAAGAAACCGTATTATAGCCAGCCACGCAGTTCTCTGCGTACCAGATTTCAAGAGTAAACGTGCCGCCAATAACAAGACTCACCCCCGAATTTTGCCAATTGTTGTGCTGCGAGTCAGCAACTGCAGTATTCGGAGCATTCGCACCCCACGCTACAAGACCCAACAAAAGATTTCCTTGCCCATTGTTATCGGGATAGGTGAGATTTGCCGCACCTGATGAAATAGAAAATCCGCGGACAATTTGAACGGGAGTAATGGATGAAATCGTTGGTCCGGTCACATTCAAAGAATTGATTGCGGTGTTAATCGCGGGCGCAATTATCGTGTCCACCGAAAGGGTTGTAGGATGAATCCCACCCACCTGAAAATATGTGGTGTTAGAGTAATCAGTGGGACTTCCAAGAGGTTCACCCGACAAGTTCACAACGGCATCTGCGCCCGCAGTGTTTGCTAGTATGAGAGCGTTGTATGCAGTGTTAGAAACGCTCACCCGAGATAGCATCGTAATCGTGATAACTTTCCAACCCACGACATGACGTGCAGCAATGTATGACGTGAGATTGGCGTAGGTTGCGATTGCGGTTGCACCATCTGCAATGTCGTTTGTCCCTCCCCAAATCACGCAAATGTTTCCTACTCCAGATACATAAAGCGGGTCCACATCGGCGGCGGCATTTGCCAACATAGTAGCCAACGTTTCACCGTTGACCGCCACGTTAACGATATTCCACGGATTGCTGCCGTTGATGCTAAGGAGTTGAGGCCAAGGGGTAGTGACTCCAAATCCAACTGTTATGGAGTCTCCATCAGCCACTAAAACATTAGGAGCAAATGCCATTTAGACGAGGATCTTCCCGATGCCGGTCGGGTTCGTGCCGCCGGACACCGATGTCCATTTGATGCGAAGGAAGTTCGCTCGCACGCCGGCGACCTGTTGCGTGCCGACTGAGCTCATCGTATCGAGATCGACATATTGAGATTCTTGATCGAACTCGGCGCCTTGCAAATGCGCGGTATAGCTCGCCGGCGCGGAAGGCGTCTGTGTTTCCCAGGCAACATCGCGAGAGTTATTCGGCAAGCCGGCCGCAGATTGGAGTCCGAACTGTAGGCCGGTTGTCGTTGTCGTGAGAGCTTCGGGCACTTCGGGAACTGGAACGCTAGCTTCGCCAGCATCCGGAGTCGTCGCGATCGTATTGCTCGTGAGTGCGAACGTCACAGTGCCGACGCCGGTTTGCGAGTTAATCGAAACGGAAGCAAGCGCGATGTTCGAGACATTGAAGTTCGGCGCGCCGCCCGACGTTGGCGTCTGAGTGCCGCGCACAGAAATCAGAGATCCGACCGCGGGGATGTTGCCCTCGACCATTTGCACGCCGAGAGTTGCGACGTTTGAGCCGTTGATCGCAACGCTCGTCACGAGCATCCGAGCCGTCGGCCCGCTCGCAAGACTTCCGGTTGAGTAACCGTTTATTCCAGGCAAAAGCATCGGCGGGACACCGTCGAGCGGTGAAACGATGTATGCGGGCATTCGATCAACCTCTCGCGCGAAAGTGTAGTTCGGAATGCCGCAAAGCGTCAATCGGTTTCCTTAGATACGGTCATCTGGTAGTGTTTTCCGGGCACAAGCGGATAAGTGATCGTGATCGAACGTGCGCCGGTGACCTTCATCAAAAAAACTAACAAGAGTCGCGTGAGTGCATCTCTCATTGTTTCGGCGCAATCGAGAAGGCGTGCTTTCGGCCCAAAAACGCGCCCAGGAGAAATAGCGTCATCATCGTGAGCATGTTGCCTTCGGTGTAAGCCAGAGTTGGCGCGTAAAGCGTGCGGACGTCATTGATGAGCGCGACCAGGTCTTCGCGCGTGACGTTCGCGAACTTTCGAGCCCCGTGATGGATCGCCCTCGCCGGCCCGATCTCGTCGAACATTTCCTGAAGAAGTTTTTCCGTCCTTGCACTCATAGGCCAAGTCTCTCGCCTTCTCGATCGATCACTTTCTCGATTAGAAGGGCGAGCATCTCTTCGGAGTCGCGCCCTTCATCCAGCTCGCGCATGAGTTCAATGACCGCGATCATCGCTATCTGTGCTTCCTTGTAGTCGAGTCCTGAACGAAAACTTAACGAAACAATGAACCTGATTCCATCGGCGATTCTTACTTTCTGAATGTTTGTCAAAGAACTTCTTCCTTGAGAGTCCAGACCTTGCGCTTGCCGCGCGGGCCTTTTTTGGACCAGCCGTGCAGCAGGATAACACCGCCGGCCCCTTTCCACTTCATCGCGAGCGGCTCCATCGCGATCTTCGCTTGCCGGGCGCGCATGTTGCCGCTGCTCGTCACTTGTACGAGAGCGATCTCGCCTTCGACTTCACCTTCCGCTGGCAGAGCGGCAAGTAAGTCTCCGAACCCAAAAGCATCTTTCGTGATCGGAAACGGCGATGCTGGCATGTGAAGCCGTTGCTCGACGCGGCAGACAATGTAGCCATGCTTCCGAAGATAGGCGGTGCTGCGAGCGCTTGGCGTCATATTCTCAGCCAGATCCTTTCTCCGACGGCGGCGCGGAA